TGTGATCTACATCAGCGACTGTCATGCTCTTGTCTAAGTAGGTTTGTCCTACATAGTTAAAGCTTAAGTCACTTGCAAGGATAGGTACAGATACCTTGAAAGGATCGTACTTCTTAGTGCCTTCAACTAAGTGCAACATGTAGTAGTCAGAGTTACTTGACTCTACAATCTTTGCAACTCGGAAGAACTCATCAAGTTCCTTACGTACGCCAAGCTTGTTGACATTGTACTGACGTTGAGCGCTAGACTCTGCAGCATCCATAATCTTAGCTACTTTGGCAGCAGCTTTCTTAATTGACTTTGGAGTCGTAGCTCCTTTTGCTAAATTTCCCATAACATATATAATTTAGGGTTAATAAATATAGCAGCAACGGCTAGCAACCGTTACTGCCTTTCACGATCGGAGTGGACTAAGACACCCGGGGGTGTCTGATCCGCTCAGACATTGGTAGGGGTATCAGGCTAGGAGGTCCACTAACTCATTCTCTCATAAAATTTTTAAAATGTTTTGGTTTATAAATAAAAGTTTTGTATCATTGTACTGTTTTGTGTGTCACTTTTAAGTGACAATGTTTTCATAACAGTTTCTCATGGTTTGTATCCCCTTCATTTCGAGGGGGATATTTTTTTTATAAAATTTTTTTAAAATTTTGTAGTTCTAACTAGATTTTTTTATCTAGATTTGCAATCTGGGTTACCGAACCGACACTTCAGTCAGCAACGGCTGTTGGATCAGATAAGTCCCTTCGTGTAATGATGTTTGAGAGTTGAACCAGCAATGACTCTCCCAATTGAAAAGTTAGTGGCGTTTCAATTTGGTTTTCTTTTGGCCACTTTTCTTTTAACAATTAAATGCGTATATTTATGGCAACAAATGATCAAGAGTACTTAAAAGATTTAGCTAAGAAAGCAGATGAGTCAAGAGATAATACATTTGACTCTTGGTTAACTGACTTAGAAGATAAAGAACAACCAGAGGCTTGTTCTATAGACAACCCAGATTGTGAAAACTGTGGTTCATGAGTAAGATAGAAGAAAGAGTCTGTAAGAAGATAGAAGAGAGAGCAAAAGTTGGTGAAAATAAGTATGGTGTTACAATGGAGCGTAAAGATCTCTCCAAAGAGCAGTGGCTCGTACATCTACAAGAAGAACTAATGGACGCATGTGTTTATATAGAAAAACTTTTAGATGATTTTCAAAGAATTAAATAAGTTCAAGGATGTGGTATTTACAGAGGAAGGGCACACGTATACTATAGAAGGAAACCCTGCAACATCTGTAACCACATTCATTGGACAATTCAAAAAACCTTTTATAAAGGAATTTTGGGCACAGCGTAGTGCCAAGAAAGAAAACAAAACCGTTGAGGAGATCTTAAATAAGTGGGATTCAATTAGTACGCGAGCTTGCAATAAAGGAAGTAAGTTTCACGCATTTGCTGAAGACTACATTAATAATAAGATACTTAATAATACAATATATGACTCTGATTTAGATTTAGAAGCGTATAATAAAATTGAGTCCCACTTTTTAAAATTTTATGAAGATTCAAAAGAAAACCTTATACCTATTCGCTCTGAGCTTTGCGTTGGGTCTAGCAAGCATGGGATTTGTGGTATGGTTGACCAGCTCTACTATTCAACACCTCTTGACGGGTTTGTCATATTTGACTGGAAAACGAACAAAAAAATAGATTACAAAAGTAAGTACAACAATTGGATGCTAGATCCAATATCCCACCTACCTGAATGTGAGTTTACAACCTACTCACTACAACTTTCCCTTTACAGATACATTATAGAATTAGAAACAAACATTGATATAAAGAAGTGCTTTATTGTGTGGTTTAATGAGAAAAATGATTCTTACAGATTAATAGAATGCGCCGACTACAGAAAAGAGATACAAAATATGTTGGATTATAATTAAATTTATTATATTTGCCTATAACTTATTGTAGGATGATGAAATTGGCAGACATGCCCTCCTGTCTCGGGGGTGTAGAGTTTGGAATAAACTTAAGATAACGGGGTTGACCACCGAGTTGCAGCATTGTTTTATAGCTAACCACTACGTGCACGTTCGAGTCGTGCTCCTACAGCAAAAAATTAATAATGGACATTGGTAAGAGCATAAAAGATCATTACAAGTTAGTAGAGGAGTTATCCGAGCTGTCTACAGTTATTATGCAGCAGCTAAATAAAACCTCTAAAGATTTAACAGCTGAGATTATCGAAGAGATTGGTGATGTACAGTGGAGGCTCGATCGCGTCAAGAAATACTATGACGCAAAACTAATCCAAGAACAGATTGATTTTAAACGAAAGAAGCAGTTGATTAAGAATGAGAATATAAAGAAAGCTGCTCTTGAGAAACAAAACAGAATTAACAGGTATAAAAACCAATTACCGATACACAAAGATTCCTACGGAAAAGTTTAATTATGGATGCACTAGAGAAAAGAATTAGAGAAAGGTTTAGAATCCCAGATCGTAAAAAGATTTGTGAGAAATGCATGAATCATTACATAGGTAAGCTCAGAGTAGATGAACTGCTACATAAAAATGCAAAAGCTCAAGCAGAGTTAGGCACTGATTCTACTGCAGAGGAAAAACAGAAAGCTTTAGACGTTGCAAAGTATGTAAAGAAGTCTATAAGCATGTACGATAAAGAGTTTGCAGAGAGTGCATTCCCAGAAATAGTTATTGACGATGAACATTCCAATTAAATCAGATATACCACAATCTATGAAGGCATATCTTCAAGTTCTTAATCCTATACTAAAACTAAAGGACAAAGAGATTGAAGTATTGTCAAGCTTTTTATCTGTATGGCAATCTAACAGAGATAATGCTAATATAGATAAGATGTTATTTTCTACGCCGGTGAGAAAGATGGTTAGAAAACAAATAGGTATGTCAGAGGCTTCTTTTAACAATCATATTACTATGCTTAGGAAAAAGAGTATGATTGTAGATAAAAAAATAAACTCAAATATCTTAAGTGGTATACATAAAGAAGGGATTGAGGTAATTTACAGGATAACGTGGACAAAATAATAAAGAAATTAGCTAAGAAGTATGGTATTAGCGAATTTAAAACAGAACTTATAGTTAAATCTCAGTTTGGGTTATTAAAACAAACTATTGAAGAAGGAGATTTTGAGAGTGTTAGATTAAAACATCTTGGAATGTTTACAGTGAAGAAAAATAGATTTAAATATTACAAAAATGGCAGAAGAGAAAAAGGGAGCAGCAGCGAAGATGTCTGAAATCTTAAACGGTTGGAAGAATGTAGTATTTCCAAACGAACATGTAGAACAAATTGCAAAAGCCAGAGCTAGCATCTGCTCTGACTGTGAATTCAACGTTAAAAATAGATGTACTAAGTGCGGGTGTCCGCTAATTGCTAAAACAAGGTCAATGCAATCACATTGCCCACTAAAAAAATGGTAAACATGGAAACAATTAATTACGAGCCTTTAGGAAACCACATTGTAGTGGAAATGCCACAGGTAGAGAAAGAAACAGCTTCAGGTATTATTAAATCTGAATTGATGTTAAGAGAAGAAGCGGATAAACGCGATGGGCATGCTAAAGTTGTGGCTGTTAGTCAGGATGTTAAAAATGTTAAAGTAGGAGACACTGTTATACCTAAAGGCCAAGGCTTTATGGTTATGGTAGATGAGGTAGAGTACTTTCAAATGAACATGTTTGACGTGTTAGGTATTGTAAAAGCGTAATGGCAAAGTTTACTTGTAGCTTGTGCGATAAAAGTGTAGAGCTAACTAAACATGTTGTTAAAGTTGTAGATGGTAAAGTAGTTTGCCCAGATGCAACGTGCTGCGAAGAGTATATGAAACCTGTACGAGAAAATGCAGGGTTTGGCTCTGCTCTATCTCGCCCCGGCGGTACAGTGCGCGGTAAGAACGACGGACTAAGAACAAACTAATGATATTAAACGGATTCGATGTAAATATTAATTTTTGGAGTGCTAACCCACAGTTAAAAGTTCCAGAACATTTTGCAGATATTTACAAAAAAGATAAAAGTAAAACTAAAAGCAAAAGCTCACAGGTAATGTGGGCTATTGCTCTTTTAGTGGACCCTGATTCTAAGTTTTCAAATATATCTTACGCTAACAGACAAAAGATGATAGCTAAAGATTTTTTAAAAGATGAGGAGTTCAAATGGGATGACTATACAGAAGCAATTGTTTTTTACGAAAGATCTTTAATTACTCCAGCTAAAAGGCAACTTATGGTATGGAATAAAAAGATGGATGAAAAAACTTTATATTTAGATATACTTACTTATGAGGATAATGCAGATACTATTGAAGGGCTACTTAAAACAAATGTTAAATTGTTTGAGGACTACGAGCGGCTTCTTAAACTTGTGGACAAGGAAAATAATGAAGGTTCTACAAAAGGTGGAGCAGAAGAGTCGGCATCCGAGAAAGGACTAATATGATTATTAATAAAGAAGCTTTTATACTTAAGGAGGTACCACAGTTCCACCCCTCTAGTGAAGAATACTTAATCTTTTGGAGGGAAGAAAAAAAGAGGTGTATTGAAGGGTACTGGGTAGGAGGAGTATGGATGCCTGGTAATTTATATTTTTATATAAACTACTGGACTATCCTTTTAAATAAAACCGCTCACTCTAAAACAAAAACTCCTGGTAAACCATTTTTACGTGATTTAGAGTGGGAGTTTTTTTATAACTGGGTAGAAGCTAGAGGATTTTCAGGGTTTGCAGATGATACTAAGCACACTTGTAATAGAGATTACCAGGGGCAGGATAACTACATACCTGCAAGAGAGTACTTACGAAAAACACACTCAAAAAATTTAGGATCACCATTATTTGAGAATGAAGCTAAAAACTTTATGATGATGGGTAGCCGTGGGTTTGGTAAATCTTATTCTGTAGCCGGCGGTGTTGCAGGGCATGAGTTTGTATTTGATGGTATGAAATCATACGACCCCGACGCTTTAAATAGTACCCCGTCTACAGAAATAGTGGTGGGGGCTGGGGATGCAAAATACTCAGGAGATATATTAAAAAAGACACAATTTGGTTTAGATAATCTACCTGGAGGTATAGAACTTGGAGACAAATTCTACCCTTCTCCATTTGCAAAGCAATATGGGGGCAGCTGGTACTCTGGTAAAGAAGTGGTTGCAGAGTACAAAAAGAAACTCGGAGGTACTTGGAAGGTTATGGGTAGTAAGTCTAAGATAAAGCACCGTACATTTAAAGATAACCCATTTGCCGCCAATGGTACTCGTCCTGCTGTAATGGTTATGGAGGAGATTGGTATGTTTAACAATCTTAAGTCTTCACACGAAGCTAGTGTTGAGTGTATGAAGAATGGGGCATATAAGTTTGGAAGCTGTATGTACCTAGGAACTGGAGGTGATATGGAAGGTGGGGGTACTGTAGATGCACGAGATATGTTTTATAACCCCGAGGTTTACGATATGATTGCTTTTAAGGATGACTGGGAAAACAAAGGTAAAATATCTTACTTTGTACCTGCGTATAGAGGATTAAATCAGTTTAAAGATAAAAATGGTAATACCCAAGTAGCTCATGCAAAAGATTACTTAGAAAAGTTTAGAGATAAATTAAAGAAGGGTAAGAACGCTAGGAGCGCGCTAGATGCAGAGCTTCAAAACAGGCCTCTTGTACCTTCAGAGGTATTTCTTACACGTACAGGTAACTTATTTCCTGTAGCTGATTTACTAAACAGACTTTCAGAACTAGAGGCGTCAAACAGAGAACGCAACCACGATTATATTGGAGAACTGTACATGGACGCAGGATCTAAAAAGGTTAAGTGGAAACCAAATGCTAATCTAAAACCAATATACGATTTTCCAGTGAAGGCATCTGACGATATAGCTGGATGCGTAATTATACATGAAATGCCTTATGAAGATAAAGATGGAGATATACCATATGGTATGTATATTGCAGGAACCGACCCCTACGATCATGATGAGTCTACTACCTCCTCTCTTGGATCAACTATTGTACTAAATAGATTGACAAACAGAGTGGTAGCAGAGTATACAGGACGTCCCGACACAGCGAATCAATATTACGAGAATGTAAGAAGGCTATTAAAGTTTTATAATGCTAAGTGTTTATATGAGAATGAACGTAAAGGTTTATTTCAGTATTTAGAGCATAAGCATGAAACGTTTTTACTAGCAGATCAACCAGAGATTATAAAAGATGTGGTGCAACACAGTAAGGTAGCGCGTCAAAAGGGTATGCATATGTCAAAGCCTTTAAAATCTTATGGGGAAGAACTTATAAAGATGTGGCTTTTAGAGCCCAATGAAACTGAAGGGCTTTTAAATTTACACAAACTTAGAAGTATAGGCCTATTAAAAGAACTTATAGCATATAACAACTACGGGAACTTTGATAGGGCTATGGCATTTATGATGGTTATGTACCATTTAGAAGAGGTTAAAAAGATTAAAGTAGAAAAAGAGAAGAAAATTAATACTATTTATGATCAAGGTTTTTGGGGTAAAAAGCTTTTTTCTAGAAATGCTAAGAAGTTTTAGCTATAAAATTCAAACCTAAAAATATAATTTGTTGAATTATTACTTGGACATAATAATTAATTGTCTATTTTTGTTTTTTAATTCGCGAATTTAAAAAAATATTTATATGGCAACAGTAAACGTAACACTATCTCTAGGTAGTACAGATTTGTTTGCAAAACAAACTCTTAGCTTTACAGAGACAGACGTACTCTCTCCTGCAGGAGATCAACAACTAATCGGAAGAATCAAAACCACTGGTTCAGGAACAAAAGATAATATTGCAACAAAAGCTTTAGACGGAACAGATGACAGAGCTTATTTATTTTTACATAACACAAGCACTACTACAGGAGAATTTGTAGACGTTGGATTATGTAGCGCTCATGGATCAGATTCTGTAGCAGCGGATGTTTTTGCAGTGTTAGGGCCAGGAGAATTTTTATTCCTACCTATCTCAGATATGCAAGACATAGATCTTGAGCCAGATACTGGAACCCCAGTAGTTGAGTATATATTAATGGAGAAAGCATAATTTTAAAAATATAAAGAAATGGCAAACGCAACTTTAAACGCAACATTTAGTATATCAAGTTCTGATCTATTTGGAGTGGTAAGTCTTTCAAAAACTGTAACTGACGCACTTACTATTGATGGTGATAACAGACAAGGTTTAACTACAATGGTTACTAGTACTGCTTATACAGATATTAATGTAGAGGCATTATCTGGTACAACTCAGGGTACAAAAAAAGCATATGTATACGCTAAAAATACAGATGCTACTTTAGATTTAATTTTTGCTGATGATGGAGATCAAATATTCGCTAAGTTAGCTCCTGGTGAATTTTTGTTTTATCCTACAACAGATAACACAAAGATTCAAGTTAAATCATCTTCTGGAACCCCAACAGTAGAATTCTTATTATTAGAAGTAGACTAAAAATAATTTATGCCTCGTATAGATTTTCCCAGACAAAAACTGAGTCGTAGGAAAAAGACTCAAAAGTGGGGGGAAGAATGTATAGAAGCTGCATTAGGTTTAATAGGCATTTATGATCATACAAGACGTAGTTCTCGCTTTAAAAAGAAGCGGAACTACGATCTGTATAACGGTCAATTTGACAAAAAAGATCTAGAATACGTTACAGATCCTTTGGGGTTAGGCGGAGCGGCGGAACTTCCTGCAACACTACAATATTACGATATTGTATCTCCTATATTTAATCTTCTCTTTGGAGAAGAATCTAAACGTAAGTTTAGCTATGTAGTGCGCTCTGTAAATGAGGACGCTATTTCTAGTAAAGAAGAGGAGATGCAGAATGCAGTGGTAGAGATGTTCACTGGTTTAATTAACCAGGCTAGAGAATCGGCAGGACAGGAAAACCCAGAAGCAACTCCAGAGCAATTAGCTCAAAGTATTCCTGATCATTTAAAACGATTAGAGAAGTATTTTAGCTACGACTTTCAAGATATGAATGAGTCTGTAGCACATAATCTTCTAACCTTCTTAGAAAAAGATCTTGATCTAAAGACAATGTTTAGAAAGGGATGGGAAGATGCTTTAATTGCAGGAGAAGAAATATACCATGTTGAGCAGATAGCTCAAGAGCCATCAGCTCGAAGGGTAAACCCGCTTGAGTTTTATTGCTTACTACCTCACAACTCTGATTATGTAGATGATGCAGATGTAATTGTTGAAGATACATTTATGTCTCTTAATTCAATTATAGATAACTACTACGAAGATCTAACTCCTGCTCAAATTGACAAACTAGAGAAAGAGCAAGGAATGCGTGGAGATATGAGCAGTCAAAGTATGCTTAATTATCCATCCCCTGAAAAGTTATTTATACAAGACTTGGATCCTAATCAAGGAACTGAGGGAGATGTATTTAATTATTACGATCAAGATGGTAATATTCGAGTTACAAAGATAACTTGGAAATCTATGCGTAAGATTGGTAAGCTCACATACATTGATGAGCTAGGTGCTCGTCAAGAAACTATTGTAAATGAAAACTACAAAGTTGATGATGAGGAAACAATTGAGTACATGTGGGTTAATGAATATTGGGAAGGAACCAAGATTGGTGAGAACACATATATAAACATTAGACCAAAAGGACAACAATTCAGAAGAATGGATAATTTATCTGTTTGTAAGTCTGGGTATGTTGGAACAGTATACAATGCAAATAACTCTCAGTCTGTATCGTTAATGGATAGACTAGTTCCGTGGGTGTATTTATATATTACGCTATGGTACAGACTAGAACTTGCAATATCTTCTAACCAAGGAAAGATAGCTCTTATAGATTTATCATTAGTTCCTGATGGATGGGAGGTAGAGAAATGGATGTACTACGCACAATCAATGAAGTTTGGTTTCGTAGATTCATTTAACGAAGGTAAAAAAGGACAGTCTACTGGTAAACTTGCTGGTAACATATCTACACAAAATAAAGTGTTGGATATGGAAACTGGTAATTATATACAGCAGCACACACAATTATTAGAGTTTGTAGAAAGCAAAGTACAATCTTTATCTGGAGTAACTAGGCAGCGTTTAGGAAGTATAACTTCTTCTGAGCTTGTAGGTACAACAGAAAGAGCTGTACAGCAATCTTCTCATATTACAGAAAAGTGGTATGAAATTCATAACCACACAAAAGTTAGAGTGTTACAAACACTACTAGATGTATCTAAAGATGTATACAGAGGAAAGACAAAGAAGTTCCAATATGTAACAGATAGTTTAGCTACAATGACTTTTAATTTAATGGGAGAAGAGTTTGGTTACTCAGAGTATGGAGTATTTGTTTCTAACTCAGCTCAAGACTTACAAGCATTAGAAGCGCTAAAGTCTTTAACTCAAGCAGCATTACAGAATGATAAAATGTCTATATCAGATGTTATTAGTATCTATAATTCAAGTTCACTGTCGGATATTAGAAATAAAATTGAAGCATCTGAAAAAGAAGCAGATGAAAAGAATATGCAAATGCAACAAATGCAAATGCAGCAAGCCCAGCAAGCTCAAGCTGCTCAGTCAGAGCTTGAAATGGCCAAGCTTCAATTAGAGCAGGATAAGCAAGACAGGGAAGATAATAGAAACTCTGAGGACAATAAAACAAAAATTGAAATAGCTAGAATGAATAATGAAGCTAAAATAAATAAAATATAATTTTTGAAATTATATTTTAGCTATAAAATAAAACCTTTAATTGATTGAAGGTCTTGTACATAAACACAAAGTTTATATTTTTGTTCACTGATAAATTAAATTAATTATGGCAATAGGAGAAGATGCATTAGAAGGATTGGACCTTAGCGTGTTGCAAAGCATAGCTACTGATCCAACAAAGGACGCCAAGGAAGATAAAGATGACTCACCGTCTATCTTTGAACCTCAACTCAAGATTCAGGAAGTAGATGAAGTTCCTGTAACTGAGAAAGAAGAAAAAGAAGAAAGTAAAAAAGAAGTAGAACCTTCAGCTGAAGAAGCAAAAGAAGTAGTAGAAGATGAACCTGCAGACGTTAAAGCAGAAGATAAAGAGGAGCCAGTTTCAGAAACAGAAACAGTTGGCGAAGCTCAGGAAGAAGAAGAAAATGCTTTTAGAGTCTTTGCAGAGATGCAAAGAGATAAAGGGTTAATCGACTACAACGATGAAGAGTTTGAAGAGAATGATGAGTGGTTATTATCTAAAGTTTCTAGTACCATTGAAGAGAAAGTAAATGAGTATAAGGAATCAATTCCTTCAGAAATTAGATATCTATTAGATAACTATGAGGCAGGTGTCCCTCTAGGGAGTCTATTAGAAATGCAGAACCAAGAACAGGTATATGAATCTATATCTGTTGAAAATTTAGAGAAAAGCGATTCACTACAAAAGAATGTGGTTCGCGATCTTTTAATGAAGACAGGCTGGTCTGAAGAACGTGCTAACAAGAAAATTCAAAGGTACGAAGATGCAGGAGTACTCCACGAAGAGGCGGAGGAAGCGTTAGGATCTTTAGTTGAAATGCAGAAGCAGGAGAAAGAGCAGTATGTAGAACTTAAAAAACAAGAGCAGCAACAAAAAGTTCAAGCTCATGAAAAATGGTTAGGAGATTTAAAAGATCACATTGGTAACAAAGAAGAAATTTTACCTGGATTTAAGTTATCGCCAAAAGATAAAGATAACTTGTATAAGGGTATAACTAGATTAGACAGGGAAGGTAAAAACGAAATCATGCGATTGCGTGAAAAAGATCCTGAGTTTGATTTAAAAATAGCATATTTAGCGACAGTCCTTAAATGGGATTTTTCAGCGTTTGAGCGTCAGTCAACTACCAAGTCTACTCGGAAGTTGGCAGATGTAATAAAAAGTACGAAAAAGACTGGTTCCAGACCAAGTAGAGGTACCTCAAAATCTGTTAATTTTGACACTATGAGAAAATCTCTGCGATAGGAGCTATTTATATATAAACAACAACAAATAATAATTAAATTAATTTAAAATGGCAAACACAATTAGTTCATTACAAATGTATGCTCCTAAAAGCTGGTCTGGCCTTACAACAGAGAACCACTTAGGAAGCGTATTTGCACAGGAGCCAACTTTGGTTTCTAACATTATTAGTAGAGTATTTGGTCTTAACCAATACGCTGGTATGGATTATTTCCTATCTATCGGTGGCGGAGAGCAAGAACTTGCAGATGACAACGATTTCGAGTGGTACCTAAAAGGTGACGACGAGAAAGCTATTTCTGTTACAGGATATACTTCTTCTACATATGCAACTCCAGGGCAGTACGGCTCTGAAATTCTTATTGAATTCGCAGAAAAATATTTTGCAGTTACAGATAAGCTAGTATTAGATGATGGTGAAACTGCGGTTCGTGTTATGCGTGAGCCTTATGCAAGTGGTACTTCTTATGTATATCCTTGTGTACTTATGACAAGTGAGCCTGCTGATTTTGTAGCTCCTACATTGTTATCTGCTGGGTCTAAAGCGAGTAAAGAATACTCTCCACAAGAAAGAACTTTGAACAGAACGTACGGTGAAACTAGCTACACGTCTCCATTCAAAATGCGTAATGCAATGTCTTTCTTATCTAAGACTTACACTATTCCTGGAAACATGCACCAACGTCCACTAGTTATCGAAATGGCTGATCCTAAATCAGGAACAACTACTAAGATCTGGACTCAGTATGCAGAATACGAATT